GGCATCGTAGACACCTCTAAGAAGAGATGCCATATCATTGTCCAGATTAGCAACGACCCATTTACGAACCTCTTGAAAATTTTTATCCTTGAGGAATCCCATAAGATCAGACACATTAGCGTCATCCATCTCAACAAGAATACCTGAGTCAATCTTTCCACTAGCAGAGTATCGCTGACACTCATTTAAAATACGTCGCCAATCAGGAAAGTGTTTTTGGATAATTTCAATCAGGACTTTATCGTCTGCCTCAACTTGTTCTTTCTGTAGGATATTACGAAGATGTCCATAAAAACTTGCAGCAAGTTGAGTCTTCATCTTACCTTTGATATTGAACTCTACAACTGCACATCGGGAGTGGAGAGGTTCAATAATTTTATTTCTATAGTTACAGGTAAAAATAAATCGGCAGTTATTATAAAACGCTTCGATATTAGCACGTAGGAGAAGTTGTACATCATTCCCTGTGTTATCTGCTTCATCAATAATGATGACTTTATGTTTTGCATCAGAAGAAAGTGATACGGTTGCTGCAAAGTTCTTTGCTTGGTTCCGTACCGTATCTAGAAATCTTCCCTCGTCAGATCCATTAATAACATAGTAATCTGCGCCAAGTTCTTCACATAGTGCTTTAGCAACTGTAGTTTTACCTACACCAGGAGGACCTGATAGTAAGAGGTTAGGAACCTCACCTTTCTCAAGAAATTCTTTAAAGGTTGTCTTAATAGAAGTGGGTAAAATACAATCGTCAATAGTTTTAGGTCGGTATTTTTCGACCCAAAGAAAATCAGACATAACAAAATAATAGATCTAGTCGTTGTAGACTGAATCTGGTTCAAGTGCAATAAAATAATTAAGGTTTAGTTTTGTGTTACTAAAACTAGCAAGTTGTTTCTTAGAGATAACAACATCATAAGATTCTGGAATGATCTTAATATTCTCTCTTTTAAAATTAAATATAAATTCTTTATCTGTTTCACCAACTACAATTGAATAGTCATTAGAAGTTTGATTATTCTTATCACGAGCAACAAGTCGAATAGTGTTGCCATCACCAATAGCAGACATATCTGGAAGACCAAGAACATCAGCAGCACGAGTCAGTTGACGTAGTTGTTCTTGTTCTAGTTGAAAACAAACGTCTCTACTAGGTAACTCAATTTGTTTCTCTGGAAGTGAAGGAACTAAGGTATGATCGCAGAACCAATATTTGAATTTACTACGTTCACGTTTGATAATAACATAGTGTTCATTAGTAAAATCAAGCAAAGGACCATCCATCAGATCAATGGTATTCAGGAACTGTGGCAAATCATAAATTGCAAAGTCCCTTGGCATATCTTCATCAATAGTTGCTTCCGCAAGAATATTCTTCATGGGAGACATAGTTTTGATTGAAGTACCCTCCTTCACTAGAATAGAACCGTTGATAGAAGAAAAGTTCTTGAGTAAAGAGGTTGTTTTTTCAGATAGTTTCATAGTAAAATGTTTTCTCAATTTCATGATCAGTTAAGGCATAGTGTGATCAATATTACCACTGGTCATTGGAGGTTTCCCATAGTGGTTGTCGAAGTGCAATAATAACATAGCATAATGTATAACTTTTAGCAAGTCTTTTTTATCTTTTCCATTCTTACTTCCATATCTACTGCCATATTTTAAAATATTTGCTTGACAGAAATGAGGTGCAAGATCTCTAGATGCCATTAAATCTATTGTTTGGACTTTACGATACTCATGTTGTGTACCTGTATAATGTCCATTGTAAGTAGAAGAAATATATTCTTCTATGTCTTTGAGGATCTCTTCCTCATGATATTTAAATTGATGATTAGTCACAATAGGGTATTCCTGATCAAGTGTTCCATTAAGAACATCATATGCCAAACTCCACGCATTAACCATAGGTAAATAGAAAATCGTTAACGAGACTTTCTGCTTTTTCTTCTCCAAACTTACCCTTCAGATATCCTGATACTGGGTCAAGTTTAGTCATGTAGGCATCGAAGTCTCTATAAACACTAGTGTCTTCACCAGTGGGTTTCTCTAATTCTACCATATCCTTATACTTTGTCAAGTATTTGGTAAACATTTCCAAGTGGTCATCAACTTCATCCATCGTGCATTTAGCAATATAAACATTCTCAGAGAAGTGATTACCAGGTTCAAAGAAACGATAGTCTCCTTCACTCTTTGGTAAACCATCAACTGAGAACAAATAGTTCTCTACTGGATGTTGATAATCAAAAACTATAATGACTTTCTTTTGAAAGAATCCCATTAAGTCCATACCAAAACAGGGCAAGTTACTGCCCGTCTTTGGATATATGATGTTGTTGTAGATACAACTTTTGTTGTCCCATATTTCAACTTCTCTTGCTTTGATAAAGTAAGGAGTTGTGTATGTTTTTGCTGTTAAGGAAGTTCCTTTACTTTCCCAGTTTGCCCAAACATCCCCATCTGCACAATGCAGAGGGAACATTTTGTTTAGGGCATCCTTATAATTTTTCCACAGGTTCATCGTTTACTTCAGATTTAGAAATTTGAAACTCTACATCAACTTTATCATACAATTCTAAGAAGGATTGTTTAGTCTCTGCATCGAATCTATTAATGCAAACTTGAATTGATTTCTCTTTGTTTGCAAAGATTTTGTAAGAGTGGATAATGTGAACTAATCTACGAGTGCTGATCACTTCATCTATACCACCATCATAGAAGGTTTTACGGATGATGTCTGCCCAATCTACAAGTCTCTTACAGAACTCAGGAGC